GATGAGGAAAAGCTGTTTCTAGCCTCGTTTGACTACATCACCTACTTAGCCGACTACGACAAAGACGCGCTAGAGACACTCATGCACAAAGTCAACACCGATGATGCACGGTTACAGGATATGTTAAGCACGATGGCTGAGGATAACGGGTTTTCGTTTGGAGAGCCTGAGCCTGTAGACGATGCCCCACCTGCGCCCGATGCTAGCGAAGAACTGTTAAACAAGTGGCAAGTGCAGCGCGGTGATGTGTGGATTATTCCAAGCGCACACGGCGGCGAACATCGGTTAATGTGTGGGGATAGCACAACTGTTGCTGATGTGGCGCGGTTGATGGATGGTGATCAATCTGACACACGCGCGATGATATATGATCCTCCGTGGGATATAGATTTTAAATTAGATTTACCGAAAAGCAATATATTGGCGTTTTGCGATGGTTACAGGTTATCTGATATCATCGCATTGTTAGGCGCCCCTGCATGGTTATTTACATGGGATTGTGTCAGTAGTTGGTACACACCCAACCGCCCACTTCGACGCGCAAAATATGCATTATGGTATGGCGATATTGCATCATACAATTTTGATGGTTCACACTATGGTGAATCACTAACAGCACGAACCGTTACAAACACACGGGGTACCTATGAATTTATCCCTGATGCGAGAGGTAAGCACTTGTCTGACGTCTTTTCGTCACCTATAACGCAATTACATAGTGATTCTATGCATTCACACGAAAAGCCTATAGATTGGGTGCGAATGTTAATTGCTAACTGTTTGCATGGCGATGTATATGACCCGTTTGGGGGCAGCGGTAGCACGATGGTTGCATCCGAGCAACTTAACCGATTATGCTACATGATGGAGATAGAGCCGAAGTATTGCGCGGTAATCCTCGAACGGATGCAATTAATGGGCTTAGAGCCACGCAAGGAGCAAGTCTAACGGCATAAGTCATGCAAGGTTAACACAGTTAATTTAAACATTAAAAGGGAGGCGCAATGGCACGCCCAGAACAATTTACAGCGGCGCAGGTTGCCCAAGCGCTAACCGATGCGCAAGGGCTAGCACGTTATGCCGCGCAACGCCTAGGGTGCACAGAGCAAACTATCTATAGCTACATGAAAAAGTACCCCACGGTGAAAGCTGCACGCGATGCCGCCCGTGAAAGCCAGATTGATTATGTAGAGTCTAAACTACTTGAGCAAATCAAAGACGGGAATATCACGGCGATTATCTTCTATTTGAAGACACAGGCCAAGCATCGACGCTACACGGAGCGCACCGAGTTAACTGGCAAGGGCGGGGATAACCTAGAGGTGATTATTAAATATGCCAACGGTGACGATTGAACTACCACGCCCACACACAAATCAACGTGAAGCCCTAGCAAGCAATGCGCGATTCAGAACACTTGCATGTGGGCGACGCTTCGGCAAATCGACGCTAGCCCTGATTGAATGCACTGAGCGTTCACTCAAGGGGGAACGGATATGGTACTGTACGCCAACGGTAGAACTAGCACGCAAGATGTACAACAAGCTTAAAAGTATCTTGGGGCATTGGCCAAGTGTCAAGACGAACGACACCTATAGAGAGATAGAGCTACCCCAAACACGGGGATACATTCAGTTCGTCACGCTAGGGGCAAATGACAATCTACGTGGCGAGGGTCTAAACTTCATTGTTGTAGACGAGGCGGCATTCGTTGACGGTGACATCTATAAGCGCGTATTGCGCCCTATGCTGATAGACAAGCAAGGTGACGCGCTATTCATCTCATCGCCCAACGGCTTTAACTGGTTTTACGAGATGTACATGCTAGGCCAAAGCGACAACGCTGATTATGCATCATGGCGTTACTCGTCCTATGACAATCCGATGATAGCCGCTAGTGAAATAGATACCGAACGCGCAACAGCACCTGATATTGTATTTAGGCAGGAATACCTAGCTGAGTTCGTAGAAGGCAGTGGCGCGGTGTTTACGTTACCGGATGGTAGCCTATACGCAGATGCACCCCGCACACCACAACCCAATTGTGTGTATGTAGCGGGTGTGGACTGGGGGCAAAGCAACGACTACACTGCACTATCCATCATAGAAGCCCCACTAGGCGGCGGCGCACTTCGTGAAGTGGCGTTGTATCGTTGGCGGCAAATGGCATGGTCTGCGATGCGTGCAGAGATTATAACGCAGATTGCAGCATGGCAATGTGAGCGCATCGTGGCGGAATCGAATAGCATGGGTAGTAGTCAGATAGAGGCACTCATCAATGACTTTGAGGAGCACACTCCGCCTATCGACATCGCCGTTAATGCGTTCGTGATGAACAACCGCGCCAAGCACAATCTTGTATCCGAGATGAAAAACGCACTTGCAGACGGCACGCTGGTCCTATTGGATGATGAAGACGCAAACCGTGAATTGCAGCAGTACCAAACGAAGCAATTACCCAATGGCGTATGGAAGTACGAACACCCACCGAACTCGCATGATGATACAGTAGATGCACGTATGCTCGCATTATTTGGCATCCAAAGCGATGGATATATATAGGGGCGTTAAATGGCAGAATATGACAACAGTAAATGGCGTGCCCTATCTGAGCAAATGCAAGCCAACAACGCGGTTAAATCAAGTGGGGCAATCGGTTATAACGTGGGTGATTACGGTAGTAACTATTGGTATGGTGCGCGTGACCGCTACGGCGATTACCCTAGCAACGAGTACGGGGTAGCGCGTGCAGTACAAACGCTTGTCGATATGCAAAGTGCATTGCAGGTATGGCAACAGTTCATCAGCGACGTAGAGTGGCGCTATATTGACGGTAACACGGGCGATGTTTTGGTAACGTCAAAGGAACGTGTTTACCCGATAGATGCACCAGCGGGGCGCGTGTTCAATGCGATTAAGGAATATGAGCAAGAGTACAACCATAGCTATTGGAAGTCGATTTGCTTATCTGACTGGGCGAACGGCGAAACGTACATTTACCGCGTGGACAATGACGCAGGTGTACCGACTAACCTACAATGGCTAAACCCGTTAAAGACTGAGCCGCAACGTGCGGTACGGGGCAAGCCTCAAAGCTTCTACTATTACAGCCATGAGAACCCAACCGAAGACGAGCGAAGCAGCATCCCCGCCGATAAGATGGCGTTTCGCATGTTTATGCGTGACTTGTTTGACGACTGGACAGGCTACAGCCCTGTGTTTGCAGTTATCAATGAGGCAAACCTAAGCAATAACGTTAAACGCGCATTTCGCCAATTTTACCGCAACGGCATGATATTGGGTGGCTTGGTTACACCGAAGACAAACCAAGCAGGCGCGGGAACATTAAGCGAAAGACAGATGCAAGGTATCGTCAATCAGTTGACGCAGAACCACCAAGGCGTGAACAATGCGCACAATTGGGCGGTGCTGCGTCAAGCGGTGGACTTCACGCAGTTTACAAAAAATGATGCGTCCAATGACTTCGAAACGTTGAACGGTTTAAGCACGATGATGATTAAGGCGTTTCGTGTGCCGCAAGTGCTTATCAACGACGCTAACGCCACATACGAGAACCAAGAGCAAGCACGCAATCAGTTTTACAAAATGACGGGTGTCCCATATGCGAAGCAGCTAGCCGAGTTCCACAACCGTCAAATCGTGCCGTATCTTGAGCCGGATAGCAACGTTTACATCGAAGTGAATGAAGCGCCCTATGATACGGAAGACCCTGGCGTTGTATCGCAGGACATGAACGCGGGTATCATTGACATGTCCACAGCACGCATTAAGCGCGGCTATGAAGCTGATGATGACTTACGTGATGTGTATATCATTGGTGGTACGCCAATGCACAAGTCCGTCATTATTGAGCTGGCGAGACGACTACCCGCAGACGACGCGCAAAAGCTAGCCGACGCACAGCTAAAAGAAGCACAAGTGGCTAAAGAGGAAGCAGCTGCACAAGAGGCACAAGCACAAGCCACAGCAACGAACGTTGAAACAGCGGAAACGGTGCAAGATGCTGATGTGGTGCAAGATGCTACGGTAGACGACACGCTACAGGATAGCGAAACCAAAGACGCCCCACCCCAAACCACGTTTAGCGACGTAACATACAACGGCATGCGCAACACTAGTAAAGGCACAAACCCAACAAGCGAACCCAAAGCAACGCCAAACGGTGATGAAGAGGAATGGCTAGCGGCTAGCCTTGTTCGCTATGAAGCATGGGGCAATGATACGTTATTCCCCGATGAGGACACGCTAACGCAATTGTGCATAGACGAGCTAAGAGCATGGCAGAATTACGCCGAGAACAAGCACGGCGCTAGCGAATACCGCATCTTCCAAAATGTGCATGTACCGTCCTACCTGTCCTATGCTATTGCGTGGGATGTGCACGACGCGGAAGATAAAGGCGATGTAAAATATGCATTTGCCCACATTCGCAGCACCAAGGGGCAAAAGAGCATGAAAGCCTACCGTGCTATATACGATAAGCACACCACTGTTAAAGGGGTGCAATCGTATAGGCGTGAAATGCGGCGGATTATGACACAGCTCTATGATGGCACAATAGACCCCGTGACGTTCCAGTTACAAGCGCGAAACACTGTAGCGCGTGAGTACAATCGCGCAATCAATCAGGGGTTGCGCAAAGCAGGCGCGCGACGTGACGAACTAGACGCACA